GGTTTGTTTGGTCGAAAATGATGAGGTCTATCTCTCGCAGCGGTTGTAGGACGTAGGAATAGCGCATAAACACGCAAGGAGCAAACTGCTCCGCTGTTGCGCTATCGGCAGCAGCACGAGCGTTGTACGCCTTCCAAGCGTTGTAATAAACGCCAATGCTACCAACACCGCTGTTAAATAGGTTGGTCAGCGGATAGCCGTAGCCGTATGATAACCGACCGCTCATTAGATGTTAGTGTACCCGATTACGCTGCCAGCAGATACGGTGATGGCTGAAATCTTCTCGCCCTTTGCGCCCTTCAAAATGATACCACTTGCTAAAGAGGCACCCGAAAGGTTGTAAAGAGTGAGCAGGTTTGCACCACCCGATGATGTGAGTGTGCTTAATGTGGCTGCTTCATTAACGACCACAAAGTCGAATGATTTGCCTGAAACGGATGAGTTGACGTACTCCATAGTACCCAAACCACCCATAATATCTTGAATCGCAGTTGCCATAATGTTCTTTTATTTTAAATGTAGTTAGTCGGGAATGATGCAAATGCTTCTGCTAAACGGCATCTCAAAATTAAACACCGCTCGCCAGCCAGCCACCTTGTCATCTCTTGCCTCCAAGAAGCGAGTGAGAGATATGCTGCTGTTTAAGGTGTAGTTAAATTCGGGGTCGTCTTGAAAAAAGGAGATGTAGTCGGTAGCTACTTCGAGCATATCCGATATCACCTCATCTTCGTTATCCTTCCAATATCTCGCAGGGTCGGCATCTTTGTTTCGGATGTCCTCGACCCTATCCATAAAGTACACACCTACGCTCATTGTGCGGCTGCTGCTTGACGTGCTCGCACCTTCGAGGTCAACGTACACCAAAGGGTAAACGATGCGGTCTAAGGTAGGCTCTTTGAGGTTGGTCGTGTTATCCGTGCCAATCGACAAAGGGTCACCACAGCCAAAGCTATTTACTTGAGCGTGTGCTTGACTTAGCTTTAGTAACTGCGTCTTGATTTGATTCCAACTTGGCATAGTATACCTTTAATTTTTCGATGTTTTTCTTGTGAAACTTCATAGACAATCATTGCAAAAAGGGTTGTCACCTTGGTATCTCTCCTGAAAGCTGCGAGGGATTCTATAAGGATTGGACAAATTTAGTCCAGTATTATAGTTATCTCTGCGTGGTCTAATCGTGTCCACCTTTACCGAAGGATTGTTAAATAAAGGATAGTCGGTGCGGTACTCAATCAAGTATCTTGTGATTCTTTCGCTGTACCACTCGGCATCGTTTTTAGCTTTGTTAATCAGCCTTTCGATTTCCTCCATTGACATCGCATCGCTTTCCTCCGACCTTCTGCGAACCATGTTTTTGTTCATGTATTTGAACGCCAAAACGTGAGGGAGTTCAAAGTAAATCCACTCACGAATGGCTGGCTGGAGGTAGTCGTATAGCAAAGTCTGATTCAAAGCAGAAACCGAACCGCTCACGATTTGAGTTGCTATCTCTTTGTAAAGGTCGCTGCCGATAATAGACTGAATCCGCATCTCTTGCACCTTTACGATTGTCGGTCGTAGCTGTGTATAGCTTACGTTCTCGTTGATTATCGAGTTAGCAATTAAGTCTTGCTCGGTGATGAATAGTGCCTTTGTCATACTAATTCTATTTTATTGCCCTTACGCACAACGATTTGCTGCTGCCAAATGTGCCGACAAGATGGTCTTGCAACATCCGTGTTTGGATTGGTGTACCAACCGCCTCTACGCTCCCAAACACTAAAGCCCATTATTGTACTCATTTGGTCAATGTCTTGGCGAGTGTAAAGTTTATTCAGCTTTATTAATGTACGGCAAAAGTCACGAGTTGTATCGATTACTTTGCCCCCAGTTGCATCGGGTCTAAGGTCGTATCGGTAGCGTATCTCAAACGCTTCCTCTGCTTCCGTGTCGGGGGTATCGGCTATTCGTGCCACCCTATCTTGGATAGTCACACGACCTTTAGAGATTAAGTACTCAATTCGCTCGGCTACCTTTTCAACTGGCACCTCTAACTTGCGAGCAATGATGTCGGCATCGACCTTTTTAGTCCGCTTTATCTCCGCCAAAATCTTTTTTTCGAGCTCTTTGTTTTCGGGTTCTACTTCCATAAAATCTGCCATTACTGATGTGTCGGCTGCAAAGCGTACAGGCTTAGAACGTAGCACTTGATAGCTGTCGGCATCCACTCCAAACTGCATAGCCACTTGCTCGAACTTGTCGAGGTCTGCGCTAAACTCAGTCGCAGGGTCTTCGTCAATGCCAAGCATAATGCTGCACTCCTCGTCATTCAGTCCGTATGCGTTTTTCATCATTAGGCTGGCTTGCTCTTTTGACAGCTTGCCTTGTGAGAACTGACGAACCACACGCATCATGCCTTGATACTCACGCCCTGACAAAGAGCGCAAAACGCCATTGGTCAACTGCTGCTCTCCGACTGGAGGTAGTGCCGAACCAGTTGCAGAATCTTCGGGTAAGGCTTCGCCCTCTGCCTTCGGAGGTAATGCTGCCAAGGCTCGTATTTCGTTTGGTGACATTGATTCCAATACCTTGTTGGCAACCAAAGGACTTAAAGCATTGATGGCATCTGCTACCAATCTTGCGCCTCCAAGTTCCTCGGTTTCAAGTACTGGCAATCCAGCCTTTTCTCTAAGTTCGTCTTTAGTCGCTATTTGCAACAAAGCACCTTCGGTCAACTGCTCGCTGATAGGCTCGGTCGGTTGTAGCTTTAAACCAGTTACTCCGTTGAATGAAGCGAGGTAGTTGATGCCACGCTCTAATCGTTGCACCCTATCTTCTACGTAAGTGGCTTTGAATATTTCGTACGACTCAATCATTTCAGCACGACCGCCAAGCTGCCCTTCTGTCTTTACTCCAAATAACATCGGTGAGGTCACTCGGTGAGCAACGAAAATCTCCTGCTGAACGGTCTTGTTTAAGATGTCGAACTGCTTGTCTAAGTCCGAAGGAGTTAGCGGTGTGAGTTCGGGTTTTGTTTCGGGTGAATCCGAAAAGTTAACAAGGAACCTACCAGCGTTGTCCGTGCCTCCGAACTTCATTTTCATTTGACGCTCAATAGCATCCGATTCCTCGGGAGTTGGTATTCCGTTTGGAAAGTTTATAAGGTACGAACCCCAAAAGTTGTTCTTTATATTGTTGACGTGGAAATTTGCTATCTCAACATCCAACTCAATGTAAGCCGTACCGCCCAAATATTCGGGCAAAGGGTACACTTTTACGCCTGCGCTGTAAACACGATAGTAAAATAGCTGCTTACCGATTCTGTTGTTCGGATCAAACGCAGGTATTTGTTCGATTTGGTTTAGCTGCGGAAACTGGCGCACCCCATACTCATCGTACCAGTCGTGAACGAAAAACATTTTCTCGTCCTTATCGGCTCGCACTCGGTGGAAGTCAACGTGGCATATCTCTGCGATACCACCGCCCCTGCTCCAAGTCACCTCGCACGCAAAGCCGTTGTAAATCTCCATGTCCAGCGCAAGTTTTTGCGTTAGGTCGTTCATAGAATCATAGGCATTCGGGAACGTAGGCGAGTCTAAAAACGCTGCGCTTTGCGGTGTTTCATTCTCCGCTGTCCACCCTTTGCCGACAATGTAACCGACCTTGCCGTTTACGATAGCGTTGTGCTTCGCTGACCTGCGGTAAAGGTTCAGAAGGTAATTAGGGTAGTCGTTCTCAACTCCGTATGATACCCATTGCTGGCTTTTGTTCTCGATGAACAACGGCACCTTATGCTGATACCCCTGCCACGAAAAGGCGAAAGGCTTTTTAGTTGTATTCGACATATTCGATGTTATTGGTTGCGCTCACAAATGCTTGCTCGCCTGTTTTTACTAATGCTAATCCGCTTTCCACTAAAGCTATATTTCCCTCGAATGCGGTGTATGTGTATTGCCCCTTTGTGATGTCACCGACTGAAATGGTGAACTTGTCGTATCGGCTTGTTTCAGCGGATTGATTTGCTGACCTTACAATGGTGAAAGACGTTGCCTCCCTTGTTGCCATTGATATTAATTCAAGCACAAATGTAGTCGGGATAAACAGCAGCTTGGCGTATGTGTTTAAGGTGCAGTCTGCTTCCGCAGGGAATGCGCCATCTAAGTTGCATCTGCCGTTGTAGTTGTCAATGGCAACATATGGCAGGTCGGTAGTACACCGCTCGCTCCACGTTACTACGATGTCGTTTGACTGATTGGATATTAAATACAGCATCTTAAAGGTAAATGTATCATCGAAGCGAATGATACAAATCCATTCTCTTTGCTCCCCAGTAATCGATGTTAAAATCCGTTTCGATTGTTTCCTTTAAATTGGCAGCCAAGGTTAAGCGCAGGTCTTGCTCGTTAATTAACGTGCGAATGTGCTTGTGCCAATCTTTGCTTCTTGCCTCTCGAACCAACAAGCCGTTAACGCCATGTTCAATCACCGTGTTGTAGGGGTACACATCGGAAGCAATTATAGCCTTGCCCATCGTGCCAGCTTCGACTAATTTTAACTCGGACTTGCAGCGGTTAAAGGTGGTATCTCGCAAAGGTGCCAAGCATACATCCACAAAGTTATACCCCCCTACATAGGAGTAAATATCCGCAGCTTCGATTCTGCCGTAGTTCTGCTGCTTGCCGTTAGCCGTAAAGATTCGCTCATAAGCGTGGTACATTGGATTCTCGTTCCACCCTCCTAAATAAAGCCGATACAAGCCGTTTAACGACCTATCGTCCGCAAGTATGCCCATGCCCGATTCCATTAAGATAATGTCCTCGTAATGCTGTGCGCCACCAAACCAGCCGAACCTAACGAACTCACTCGGCTCGGGGTTAATCTTGTACTGCTCATAACCGTTGTACGTACAATTCGGGATAATTGATACGTTCGGATTCAGGATAGATACCTTTTCTTTTAGGTAGGCATTGGTGCAGATAACGTGGTCAACTACTTTAATATGCTCACGGATAATGTTTGAGATTCCCTTTTCCCTATAAACATTCACCATCGGGTGACCTGATTCCAATACCCAGTAATCGTCAAGGTCAAGAATCAACGTCACATTGAACTTGGTACACTTATCTCGCAGCCACTTAATCTGCTCGGCGGTTTCGCCCCACATTCGGCTGACTAACACGATGTCCATCTGCTCGAAAGATTCGTCTGAAATTCTGAATGGCTCGGGTGCTGAATAAAACGTCAGCCCTTTGTACGCTGCATCTAAGTGAGCGTGGGGAAGTTCAAGTCGGTAAAGTGCCGAACCAGTAGATTGTACGTTGTGGATTAATGCTATTTTCATTGTCGTTATTTCTTATAAATGTATAAAGCACAAAAAAGGCGCACCCCGTAGGATGCGCCCCTGCTTAATTAACGACAACGAAGCAGTATTAGTTTGTCAGCGCAGCAATGATGCCTGCCTGTACGCTGAACATCGGATTCTCTTCCATGCCTGTAAAGGTCACGTCATAGCCATTTCGGTCACCGAAAGCTGTGCCACTTTGTCCAGTTCCAGCGGATAGGTCTAAGCCATTACCGCTTCCCAACAGCCAGTTGTTGCCATTGCGGTCTGTTACAATCGCAATCAATCTTGCACGACCCAAAAGGCGTAGTTCATTCCGAAGCGCAGCAGTCATTTTATTCAAGACGATTTGAAGGTCTTGTTGGTAGAAAATCGTGCCGTTCTCCATAGATGGGGTAATGGTTTCCGTAAATTGCGAGGTCTGCTTGGTCAAATCGTACTTCCAAAACTTGGTGCTTCCACTTGTGGTGATGCCCGAAACGACAAATCCACTTGTGAGAGCGATACCAGTTACGTTAGCAAATTCAATGAAACGAACCTCTTTGATGCCACCGACTGAATCTCGGCAGCCTAATGTATAACCAGCGGTTAATGCACAACTCATATTTTTATATTTTAGAGGTTAATAAAGGGGAGGTGTTACCCTCCCCATTGAATTAGGCTAAGATGAAGTTTACGATTTCAGTAGCATAGGCGAACTGCACGCCTGCTTTGAACTCGGCAACGTAACGCACCTCGTCAGCTTCTTTTGCAAAGAAGATTTCAAAACGCTCTTCTTCGTTCAACAAATCCGTTCCGAAGAACATATTTGACAAGCGCATAGCAAAGATGCGGTTTGTTCCGTTCAAGCCATTCAAGGCAACCACACGCACGTTGGTGCCGGGCAGAACCAACTCACCTGCTGCATCAACCGTTGGGTTGTAATGGAAAAGGTTGAGGTTAGTCAAGTTGGCAACCAACTTGCGGAAAGTATCCCAACCACATACGATACGCAAATCTTCCTTGTCCAAAATGGTGGTAGGGATTTGGTTGTAAACGCCCTGCATTACTGCAAAAGCATTTGCGTTGGTGATGCCTGATACTGCACCTGTGTTACCTGATACGGTAGAACCTGAAGCAGCGTTGATTAATTTGATGAAGCCATCAAACTTGTTAGTATTTGCGTTGGTGTTACCAGAAGCGGTATCGCCCTGCCAGATAGCAGTTTCAATTTGCTCGGCTGTCTTACCAGCCTT